ATTGACCAAGGATCAAATAATCTTGGTGATTTAGCATTTTACACAGCCGCTTCATCAAGTACTCCAGCAGAACGTATGCGTATAGATTCGTCTGGAAACGTAGGTATAGGTACAACATCACCTGGTAGTCAAAATGCTGCCACTAATCTTGTTGTTGGAAACACAAGCTCTAACAATGGTATTTGTATTCTGACAGGAACTAATAATGATGGTGTTCTCAGCTTCAATAACGCTAATGATACAGACCTTACAGGTTACATAATTTACGAACATTCAACTGATAATTTACGTTTTGGTACAACAACCTCGGATCGTATGCGTATAGATTCTGCTGGACGATTAAAACTTAATACTAGCCACAACCATGGTCCAAGATTAATAGTTAATCAAGGTGGAGATGCTACTCCAGCAACCGCATCCAATATGGATAGTGGTTTCTTTCTTGGCTTTAATAATTCAGGGGGAGCAGCCCTTAATATGGGGACCGATGGCACTAATTCTTGGTTTAATTCTGCTTATGCTAATAACGCTGGAGTTGCTAGAGGTTACGCCTTTTTAGTTGGTGGATCAGAAAAATTAAGATTGGATAACTCAGGTAACTTAAATCTTGGGACTACTTCAAATCCTTTGCCAAGTAATAGTGCAGCAATAATGAATGTATTAGTGCCGCAGGGTAAGGATGGATTTAATATAAAACAAGACTCCACACATCATTGTTTTAATATATGGAGATCAGCTAGTGATGGCAATGTACTCAATTTTTATCGTGGTTCTACTCAAGGTAGTTCTGTTGGGGTAATTTCAATTAACTCTAGTAGCACAACTTACTCAACAAGTTCAGATTACAGATTAAAGGAAAATGTTACTGCAATTTCTGATGGTATTACAAGATTAAAAACTTTAAAACCATATAGATTTAATTTTAAAGTTGAGCCTTCTAGAACAGTTGACGGTTTTTTTGCACATGAAGTTAGTTCAATTGTTCCCGAAGCGATTACAGGTACTAAAGATGAAGTTAATGAAAATAATGAGCCTATCTATCAAGGAATAGATCAAAGTAAACTTGTTCCGTTACTTGTAGCTGCATTGCAAGAAGCTATAGGTAGAATAGAAGCATTGGAGGCAAAGTAGATGGCATTAACACAAATAAGTACTGATGGTATAAAAGACGGCACTATCACTGGAGCGGATCTTGCCACCAACGTAGACCTGGTTGATAACCAAAAGATAAGATTCGGAACAGGTAATGACCTACAAATTTATCATGATGGTTCTGATAGTTTTTTAATTAATACAACAGGTACGTTAATGCACAAGGCAAACGTACATCATTTTAGAAGTCAAACTGATGAGAATATGGCTAAGTTTGCTCAAAACGGAGCAGTAGAACTATATTACGACAACAGTAAAAAGTTTGAGACAACAAGTTTTGGAGCGCAATTTACAGATAATGTAAAATTTGATAACCCTGATACTGCTGGTAGAGATGTTCTTTGGGCTGCGGATCAAGATTTAATGCGTTGGCAAAATAATACTAAAGCTACTTTTGGAGATAGTGATGACCTGCAAATTTATCACGATGGAAGCCATAGCAGAATTGTAGATACTGGAACTGGTGTTTTATCTTTACAAAGTAATGATTGCAGAATACATAGCGTAGATGCCAGTAAGTTTATGGCTAAATTTGTAGAAGATGGAGCAGTAGAACTATATCACAACAACAACAAGCATTTTGAAACTGCTACTAATGGAGGAATATTTAGAGGTACAACGTGGACTGCTGTCGATAATTGTAAAATTGCTTTCGGATCTGGTGATGACCTGCAAATTTATCATGATGGATCAAATTCTTATATAGATGCGGGTGGTACAGGCGATTTATATATAAGAGCTTCAGATCATTTAAGATTACTTGATGCTGCTGGTAATCATTTTATTAAATGTATAGATTTAGGAAGTGGAGGTAGAGTAGAGCTATATCACAACAACAATATCAAGCTTGAGACAAAGGATTATGGGGTTGAATTTCATGGTGATACTGTACATGACGATAATTTAAAAGCTGTTTTTGGAAATGCAAATGACTTACAAATTTATCACGATGGATCAAATTCTTATATAGATGCGGGTAATACAGGCGATTTATATATAAGAGCTTTAGATAATTTAAATGATGTAATTATAAGAGCTTCTGATGATATATTTTTACAACCTGATAATGGAGATAATGGTGTAAATGTTATTGGAAACGGAGCCGTAGAGTTGTACTACGACAACAGTAGAAAACTTGCTACAACTACTAATGGTGTAAAAATCACTGATAATTTCTTTGGAGTCAACGTAGCTTCAGCTAGTGGTACTTTCGGTGGAAGAAATGCTCATTTAGCAATGGGAGATACTGATACAGGTGTAGCACAAAATGGTGATGGTCAATTAGAACTTTGGGCTAATAACCAAGAGATAATGAATATAGATACAGGAGAAATTACAGCTTATAAACCTCTTAGACCTAATAGTAACAATGCTCACGAATTAGGCGGTTCAGGTCATCGTTGGTCAACAATTTATTCACAAAATGCATTAAATACTTCTGATAAAAACTTAAAAAATACAATAGCTAATTCTGATTTAGGATTGGAATTTATTAATAAATTAAGACCAGTTTCCTATAAGTGGGATCAAAAAGAAGGAGAAGTTAGTGATACAAAAACACATTATGGATTAATTGCACAGGAAGTTGAAGCTGCACTTGTTTCTGAAGGTAAAACTTTAGATAACTTTGCAGGGGTATATAAGCCTGATGATTACAAGGAAGATGGAACTGGCGGTGCTATGGCTATTGCAGTTAGTGAACTTATAAGTCCATTAATAAAAGCAATACAAGAACTATCAGCCGAAGTTGCAGCATTAAAGGCTAGCTAGTATTATTATATTATTACAATATCAATTTAATGGCAGTCGATCCAAAGCAAAAACTAGAGGCTCTAAATGCAGAGCTACAGCAGACAGTGAACAATTACAACCAAGCTTCTCAAGTAGTAGAGAACTGCAAGCAAAAAATATTTGAATTAAAAGGAGCTATTGCTGCTGTTGAAGATATTTTAAAACCAGACGAAGAAGAAACTACTTAATTTTTTCGTGCATTTGTCTAGTCATTATCCCACCTATTAGATATAGTGGGCTTAGACCTATTATCAAAGCAAGAACTCCCCACGTTACGGGTACTAATGCTTTAGCAAACGCTTCTTTCCACATATGTTCCAGAAAATTGCAAATGTATTGAGTATTATCTCATTTCTAATGGTAGCCTCCATGAGCGGTGGAGCGTACTTTGGTTACAAGTATGTAACTTCAGAAAACTTTAAAAGCCGAGTTATGAATGAGATCCTTGGTAATGTACAAGGTATGATGCCAAAAGTTTTAGAAAAAGGATTACCTAAAGTTACAGGACCATCATTACCTTTTAAAAAATAAATGATTTTTCCTATAGTTACTGTTACTTTAGCAATCTTAATTTATAGTGCTTGTGCCTTTGCAATGTATAAATACTTTAGCGAAAGATGAATTGCTGGCACTGCAAAACTGAACTTATTTGGGGTGCTGATGCAGATATAGAAGAGGACTTTCAACCTGTTCTATATCAGGAATACTCAATGGTAAGTAACTTTTCTTGTCCTAAATGTGATTCATATGTAGAAGTCTATAAGCGAAGAGATGCCTACGATTGATATACCTCTAATCAATATAAACAAAATTGAAATTCATAAAGTACCGATATGGAAGCCTGACGCACCAATATTAAATAACATAAGTAAACCTATAGTTGATATCCCTGGTTGTGTAAGAGTACATAGAAACAACCTAACGAGTCTTATTGATAGTGATAAAGATGAATATGGCACATATACAGAGTGTGGTAACTTCAGTATTCCTAGTTTTGAACCTTTGCAGTACAACCCCAACGAATTTGTATATACACAATCAGAAACCCCCACAAATCAGGAGCAAGAATTTGTCCAGCCTACAGTAGAACCTCCAAAGTACGAGCCAAAAAAGAAAAAAGATGATCCCCTTTTTGTTGCCTGTCCTGGCAAAAAAGATCAAAGAGTAGGAGATTATCGTAACGAATTTAAACTGGAACGTGTCATTGGACATAAAAGAAGCGAAGATGGTACTGAATGTATAACCTTGTATGAAAGTACTAAATTCATCGAGCAATACATACCGAATCCTCCACAGCTTGTTAGCACTGCTCTCATTGCTAGCGTTGCTGCCACTACTCCATTATTACTTAATCTCGTAAAACCCTTGGTACGACAGGCTTTTAAGCGTTTAAGCAAACCCAAAAAAGATAAGGTAGAATAATTATCCGTAGATAAGTTTAATACCCGTGACTTGTCTACTTAAATTTGTGAGTGTGCGGTATAACTTGGTTTGGGGGCGGTGAAACTATGACTCCTTCACATAATTTTGCAAATCTACTTTTTGGGTCAAAATAAATTCCCTTTAACTTTAAATCTCCGCAATTTTTCAATCTGGCTATTTCATAGTTGAGCAACTTTGCATTTAATTCTTGTTTTTGTAATTTAATTTGTGTATTTGCTGCATCTAAACAGGAATCTTGAAATCTTTTATCCAAAGGAATATTAAATGTAAGTGCAAATCCAACATTGAGTCCTAAAGAATCTTTGTTATTACTGTAATTTTCTTGATAGTAAAGTACATCTCCTGGGTTATCTGGCACACCGTCATCATCTTCATCTGTTGGATCGTACACGGGCGTATGATAAATGTAGTCTTGAGGTCGTTTTTGGTTGAACGAAGTGGTGACGAAAGGGCTAACGGTCATTTGTGGTCCAGAACATTTAATATTATTTCCGTACATATTCTCTACCATTGGTCCACCTAAAACTTGGGTTGCAAAGTTTGAAACCGATCCAGAGGCCGATGCACTTGGGGCTGCCGTATTGGTTGTATTAGCTAGTACAGGATTTCCTAGCAGACTTATTGCGAGAAGATAGTTGTGGTATCTGTTACGCTTGTGCTTTGGATCGTGCGAGTTATGTCGGTTACGGATTCCATTCCAGGTGCTTGATAAACTTCTGTAAATTGAAAGGCATCTCCAGGATTTTGTTGAGTCCAGTTTGGTCTTTGATCTAGATTTAATCCCTGCCATGTATGTGTAGTTCCGTTTATTGTTTCACTAACTGAGGTAGCTGCTGGAGTAATAGAAGATCCGTCATGTTGTATTCCTGATCCTGTAACCGAGTACAAAAACCCACTATTATATTCTGTTGTTCGTAAAGTCTCTGTAATATTTGTGGTAGTCTCTGTTCTGCTTGTGGAACTACCCTGTGTGAAATTAGGAATAACTGGCACAGCGTAACAAGGAACAGATATAACAAAGCCAAGAAGAAGTAGCCTCCTCATTCGATAGTAAGATCAACGACATATTGACCTGTTAATACGATACCTGTTCCTGTTCCAGGTGTCAGCGTCATTGTATGGTTATCTATTGCCACTGCTGCTGTTCCTACACTTCCAGCACTTGTAGATGTTAAGTCACTGAAGTTTGGCACAGTACCAACTGTAACTGCACTGCCCGGAGTTTGGTCTCCTTCCACATATGATTGTGTAAATGAGAAAGCTTCGCCACTTGTTGCTTGTGTTGCAGAGGGAAATGTAACTGATGGAACTCCATTACTTGCAGTACCAAAACCGCCTAATGTAGCTGCTGAGTTTGAATCGACAGTTGTCACATTATTACCGCTTATGCTGTATGACGAGCCAATTTTATCAGCCGTGCTAGCTGCTGAAAGTGATTCAAACTTTACACTGGATGATATGGAATGATTCATGTCCGCATAGGCTGGTGCGGATACAAGAAATATAAAAGGTAGTAGTCTTTTCATTTGATACCTACTTTGTTTTTACTATTATCTATTATTTTAGGACCATTGTTGTTACCTGTGCCACTTTTCTTGTTTCCTACTGAAATTCCATAGCTTCCGAGCACTCCACTTACGAGTCCAGCCGTGAACGCTCCATCAATCCTTACCCTACCCATGTATCCCAAAGTCATCATTGATAAACTCCAGGTCAAAATCAGAAATCTGATAGCGTGACCAAAGATTTCACCCCATTCAATGCCTTCCTTTTCTTCTTTCTCTTCAGCCATAAAAGTAAAGATTCTTGTCTAATACTAGCAAAAGAGCTATGTTTGGGAAGTAACACATAAAAACGATGGTAAAAATTCTAAAACCTATCCTTCTAGTCTTTATTAAATCCAAAGCAATGAAGAGATTGATAGTTGATCTGTTGAAGGCTATAGCAAAACAAACAGACAACACAATAGACGATCAAGCAGTTGCTTTTATTGAAGCCAGAATGTTTCCAGGCTCCACCACTTCTCTTCAATGATATGAAAGATGACGGGTTTATGAAGATGATCCATACGGAACTACCTCCCGAAGCAGAATTGATGATTGAGCTTCGATGTAGAGAAGTTATGGCTTGCGAAGATACAGATAAATTAAAAGCCTTCTGCATAGACATGATGAAAAATCATGCCAGGGCTGAAGCAGTTTTATCTAAAGCAATGATGAGGGTAATAGAATTAGAGGCAACTTTAGCTGTAATGAAAGCACCAACAAGAAAAACTACAGGAATCTACAAAGTTAGATGGTGGTTAGAGCAACTTCATATGCACTGGAAGTACAGAAAAATAATAAAGAAACATCACTCACGAGAAGCATAACGAGCCTGTATGTCAGGCACTATCATTTCTGGATACTGGATAGTAAACCATTTGTGTCCACACTCATAGCAAAGCCTCCTGCGAATTGTTATAAATTTTGAATTTCGCTCAGAACGAATCACCTTTTGATCGCTGTACATCTTACAGCTTGGGCACTCGACCCAAGTTATTCTTTTCATTTTTCTAGATGATGTCTTTTTCTGTAATATCGACCCAATAAAACCAATCAATAGTGGATTTTAAAATACAATTTCCAAAATCTTTTTCTTCATATCTGAAGGTTCTCTTCAAATCTGGATCGTAAAAAATTTGCCCTATGTAAGGACTTTTTGGGAAAGCAATCCCAAGGGATGATCGAAAATAAATTGACATAATAATTTTTTTTTAGTTTTTCTGCTTTCTTCCGTCAATTCGTCTTTGTACAGATTCTCTCCACATCAACTCATCTTTGGCTTCAGCGATTTTATATTCAGAGCTAGGATATTCAC